CTTTATGTGAGGCCAGTATGAGTGTGAACATTTTACAGATCACCGAAGACCCGGAGCAGGTTACGCAGATCGCCGCGTTTACTGGTGATTATCATAACTACGTTTTGCGCTTGGTTGACGACAACGGCTCGCCAATTGACATCACTACAGGCACGCTGAGCGCCACGTACACGAACGCTGCGACAGGCGTTGCATATTCCTTCGGTGGAGGAAGTGTGACACTCACAAAGTCACTGTCGTCACAGGGCATTGTGACGATACTCAACCCGGCTGCATACCCGACAGCAGCTGTGATTCGTCTGACATTATCGTTCACTGTGTCGACAACGGTGCGACGCTTCGGTCCACTGCTCATCGAGGTCCTCGCTCCGTGACAGTCAAGGTCGACCTGTCTGGCTTCGACGACGCGGAGAAGCGTTTTCGCATGTTATCTGTATTTCTCGAGAAGGCTGTGAAGGCTTCTTACACGGGAATGATTGCACTGATGACAGGCGCAAAGTCTGGTCGCACCTACAAGATCGGCAAGCGCTCATATCAAGCATCCGCGCCAGGACAAGCACCAGCGGTGCGAACTGGATTCCTCCGAACATCGATCACAATCGGCAAGGTCACCGACTACGAGTACATCATCAGCATCGCGGCGCCATATGGCAAAATCTTAGAGTTCAAGAAGAATCGTCCGTTCGCGATTCCTGCCAGTACTAAGGCATGGACGGTATTCACTGGTGTAGTGAGGAAGTACTTCAATGGTTGAATCACTGGTCGTCGACGAGTGGATTTACGACACGCTCACAGCTGACGCTACGCTCCAGGGACTGCTGGCGGTCGACAATCGCGCGCCGTCGTATCAGCAGGGTATATACCTATACTTCGCTCCAGAGAAGGACCCGGTATCCCTGCGCCAGCCACAGGTGCCATACATCGTGGTGCGTCACACAGACGCTGGTCAGACAGACACGACATCGGTATGTGGTGGCCGCATAGTGACCACATCAATCCATCAGGTGTGGTGCTGGGATACGCAGTCTGGTGCTGTCTCGATGGCACGCATCAAGGGCATCGTGGACCGTATAGACACGCTGCTCAACCAGCAGTCGGTAAACACCACGAGTCCGGTCTTCTTTCTCAACCGCTCGAGCGTCAGCTCATCGATAGACGTGTCCCAGGATGGACGCGTCGACAATGGCATAGTGCAACTGTACACAGCCACAATAACACCATAGAGGTAACTATCAGATGGCCCGTCCACTACTCGCAAAAGACGTAACACTCACAATCACTTTCACCGCAGCTGCACTGACAGGTGACACGATTGCACTTCCGACAACGACTGCGACTTCGGTTCAGTGTTTGGCGAAGTCGTTCAGCACGACTGTCACACAGAACATGGTCAATGCCACGGCACTATGCGCGGTCTTTGAAGCATCACTCCCAACGACACAGGCTGGCACCGTCAACCTCGAGCTGTACATTGACAACACGACTGGTCCTCTGTTCGCGACTAAAGTCGGTTTCGGTTGCGAGATTGACGTCGATCTCGATGGCGCTGGTGCTGTTGCTGGCAATGTTGTCAAGTATTTTGGTATGGTCACAGAAGCAGGCTTAAGCCTGACTCCCGAAGAAACACAGACCGAAACCGCGACCATCAAGCTTGGAGTCAGCGGAATCACTGGTCTGTCAGGATCATAATTTGAGTTCAATCTTTGACAACATCCCGAAACTAGAGGGTCGACCGAATTATTCGGTAGACATCGAGCGCTTCATCGGTGCGCCAGGCAGCTTCACATTTCGTGAACCGAAGGCATCCGACCTGTTCCCTCGACCTGAAGTCGAGAAGATGTTAAAGATTGCATTCCCGGAGTTTCCTGTTCAGATGCTACAAATCCTGATGATCATGGCACGGTGTTATGTGACTCAGGCTGGCGACGGTGAAATTAATCCAGCGCGTCGCTTCGCGCAGCTCGCTCGTGATCGGTCAGACATCTACCTCTACGTTGTCGGACAGTTTGCGGCAGCGTTCCCGATTAATATCGAGGAAGCGGTAGACGAAGTCCCAAACGACTAAACGGGGTGGCGCAAAAGATCCTCTACAACAGTGTGAGACATCTCAAGCGCCATCCCCGTGAAACCGATTTGAGCCTGGACGAACTAGCCGAAGTCGCATGGGCTGGTGAAGTCTGGGAAAATCAGATCGTTGAGATCGTCAAGGCCGTGATGTCGGTGCTGGCGAAAAGGACACTCTAATGGCGCTCGGCATTTTCGACATCATCTTTAAAGTTTCAGGCGCTGGTGATGCTGTCCAGTCGCTAAAGACGATCAAGACAGAAGCAAAGTCAGCCGCTGAAGGTTTGGATAAAACTAAGCAGTCGACTGAGACACTTGGTAAATCTTTTCAAGGGCTGCTCGCAGGTGCTGCGGTTGCCGGGTTTGCTAAAGGTGCAATTGATGCTGCTGTGTCATTCGACTCAATGCAGCGTGCACTGGCCACGACTGTAGGTTCTACGGAAGAACTCAATGCACAGATGGACCGTCTGCGTAAAGTCGCACTGTCACCAGGCATCGACCTCAAACAAACGGTCGCAGGATTTATCAATTTAAAGGCTGCAAAGTTTACGACGAAGGAAGCAGAGGATGGTTTGCGAGGCATCGGTAATGCTGTCGCATCTGTCGGAGCACCAGCGGAAACTGTTGGTCGTGTCGTCACAGCCATCACACAGATGGCGAATGGTTTATCGGTTAACCAAGAAGAACTTAACCAGTTACGTGAAGCACTGCCAAACTTTGGAATGATTTTGGAGCGGACGTTCGGAACAACGAACACCGACAAAATCAAAAACATGGGACTGTCTGCTAGAGAAGCTGCGAAGCAGATACTGGTCGGTTTTGGTAAAGGTCCACAGGCAACTGCGGGAATGCAGACAGCGATTGACAACCTAAACGATACATTCAATACTCTCAAGGAAACTGTTGGTGAATTACTGTTTAAGATGTTTAGTGGGTTTGGTCCTGCATTGACAGGTGCAATGGAAACCGTGACGAAGGCCATCAGAGGAATCAGCGAACAGGGTTCAGTACTAAACAAGGTTTTCCAGGTGTTCCTGGCGTTTGGACTCGCTGCCGTCGTTGTCGATCTGGCCCTAAAGTTTGGCATTTTTATTGATGCTGTTATGAAGGCAATCGTCGCAGTTCGCGCTCTTGGAATGACAGGACTAATTGCGAAGGCATTTATCTCTCCTGAAGCGGCAATTGCTTCGGCTATCGCTGCTGCTGGTCTGGCTGTTGGTGCAGCTGTTATCTTTGATCAAGTCATGAAGGGTATAAATACCAAGACTAAGATCGAGGGCACTGGCGGAGCAGCTGCGGGATTGACACCACCAACCACGACAGACATCGGCAAAGCAGCAGAGACAGCTGCTGGTGCTGCTAAGTCAACCGAAGGCAAGGGCGGTGGACTCATCAACACGATGGTCGACATCGCGGCATATGCAGCCAGGATGCAAGCAGCATTCGTGGACATGGCGAAGTCGATGGAAGGTCACCTCTTCGAGATCGCGAAGAACACCGGCAGCACTCGAGATCTGCTTGACCTTCGGAAACAGACCTTCGGTGGCGGACGCTTAGGGGCCATCGGTGTCACGGCTGCTGAGCTCAACGCTGGCAATAACGCAACGAACCAGGGTGGCGTCGGCATCATTCCGCAGACACTCATCCCGGCATCGACCGACCTCGAGCGTGCGATGCGAAAGATGATGATTCAACAGGGTCGACAGAATCTGGTCACTGAGATGAGGAGGATCTAATGGCGACTAACTGGCCACTAAAAGTCGAAGTCGACTGTCCTGAGCCACGTCCTGACCTAGGACGTGTATGCGTAGGTGCAGACGGAACTTCATGGGACCGCGCCAACAGTACAGGCTGGTTTGACAGTGTGACGAATACCGCTATGCCGGCGCCTCTCCCTGTGACTGAAGGATGGTCCAGCAACTACAGCGGACTCTATGCGCGTGTGCCACGAAGCGCATACACGCTCGTTACAGGCAGTGTATGGAAGCAGATGGAAATCAATGCGGCTGGCGATTATTACC